GCATCCGCACACAAGAAACAACTGGCACACTGGCAGATAAACATGCGTCAAGGACGCAAACGCAATAAATAATAGTATTAAACAAATACTGTTATGAAACTCAAAGAAATCACACAAGGACTGCAAGAAAAACAGGACGCCTGCTATCGCAAGGTCAAATCCAGATACAAAGTTTGGCCTAGTGCCTATGCATCAGGTGCATTGGTTCAGTGTCGTAAAAAAGGCGCAGCCAATTGGGGCAACAAGAGCAAATAGTATGAAATATCGAGAGATTTTAGAGAAGTGCTGGCAAGGTTATGTGCAGCGCGGCATGAAACCCAAAGGCAACAGAATGGTGCCCAACTGTGTGCCCGTGAAGGAGATGGAAGAAGATCTCAAACAATGGTTTAAACAGAAGTGGGTGAGATTTGGTCCAGACGGCAAGATCAAAGGTGACTGTGCCAGAGGCAGCAGCAAGGAAGGCAAGCCCAAATGTTTGCCACAAGCCAAAGCACACGCATTGGGCAAACAAGGTCGTGCATCAGCAGCCTCAAGAAAAAGACGAGAGGATCCCAATCCAGAACGTCGTGGTGCTGCTAAAAACGTGAAGACAAAAAAATGAAGATACGTGAAATAGTAGAATCTCGAGCAGACTATCATTACGGCATTGATCCTGCTCAATTGAGTTACACATTTAAAGTGGGTGACATATATGGTCCAAAGAATTTAAAAGTGCCACACGCTAGACTGTACAAAGGCGGCAAAGCAGTGAAAAAGCTGGGTATCACAGTGCCCAAAGTTGGCAAATAATCACAAACACCACATAAATACAGCAAGGGCAAACGATGAAAATTAGAGACATCATAAGAGAAGTGGCATCTGTGGGATCCACATCAGCAGGCAACATTGCCAGCATAGCAAACCCCCATGTGACCAATCCTTATGCCTATAAATCAGCCAAAGCCAAGCCCAAAAAACAAAAACCCACTGATAACGCACTGGACATGAAAGACGTGAGCATATTCGGTGGCCCATTGAAGAGATAAATACACATATGAAACACAAAGAGATCAAAGAAGGATTGGCAGACGCAGCTCACAAAGCAGAGATGGATCACGAAGTGCAGATGGCACGTGCTGATCTTTACAAATTAGCCAAGTACAGTATCAAACTGCATGAACTGTTAAAGAACGTGTCTGAAGCAGAAGGTTTGGAAGGATGGGTGCAAGCCAAGATCACCAAAGCCGCAGATTACATCAGTTCTGTGTATCATTATATGGACTATGATGAAAAGTTCAATCAAGCTGAACTGGAAAACAACATACCTGTGCAACAAGTGGTCAAGCCCAGTGATGGCAAGATGGAAACCTACGAAGAAGTGTTGTTCAAAATTCTAGACAAAAAAGTTAACGAAAAAAAATCCAACCAAGACAAAAAGTAATCACCATGAAGATCAATGAATTGGTCACTCCATCTTTGGGCAAACCTACTGCAGCCAAACCTCCAGGCACCATGGGCAAAGTGATGAATAAATTTGCACAGGCAGGTGGTGCTGTGAAAACTGCTGTGGGTGCAGCCAACACTGCTGTGAATAAATTTATGACTGCTCCCAAAGACACAGATGCTGCCAAAGACAGTTTTGCCAGCAAGTTGGGTGGAGCATTGGGCAGTATGAACAAAGGCGCTGGTGTAAAAGATTACAGCAAAACAGGTGTGACCAAAGACGACCTAAATATGTTTGTGGGATCAATGATGCAGAGTAAACCCAAGGACGCAGGTTTTGAAAAAGAATTATCAGCAGCTATCAAAACTAGATTGGAAAATCCATCAGATGGCTCAGCCAAAAATACTATAACCACAAGCATCGAAGATTTTTTACGTAAAATGACTAACATCACTCATGGAGATTTCAACACACAATTCTCATCTGTGCTAAAATCTCTAAACATCAAACCAAATGAATTTGAAGACCCTAAAGTCCCAGCTACTGCAGCACCAAAAACTACACCCCCAAGACAGTCCTCTATTTTACAAAAAAGTGGAAAGCCATTTTAGCTTTTACTATTCGTTACTCAAGATAATTACTAGTATATGAATTTCGTAGTGAACACTCCCTACACACAAGCCTACATCAAAAAAGAATATCTGTATGACTTCCAAAAAGGTCACGGTGAATTTGTGCCCTGCACTTGGGTCACACTGAAATCAATTCCTCGCAGAGCATTCTACATAGAAGCATATCTACCAGAATATGGTGCACTGTATGACAAACTGCCCATCAGTGCATTCACTTGGCGCACCGACATCAAACTGGAAGAACAATTGCCTCTGGATTATCTACAACTGTGGGATGGTTTCAGCTATCACATCACCATCATTGAAAAACAATACCTACAATACAGCAGAGTAGATGTGGTGCTGAAAGATGGCAAGAAGATGTCTGGTGTGTATTTGTTCACGGTGGACAGTGCTCATTCAGATCCCAACACAGTCAACGTGACTGAGTCCGAAGTGCCCACTGAACACAAAGGTCACAACATAGGCAAACTGGACAATGGTCAGTTCTTTGCTCAACCCAACAACAGAATGATTTGGCACGAAGCCAGTGCCAATCCTGGCAAACTCAAAACTCCAGATTTCAAAGTGAGTACCAAATATTGGCACTGTGAACAGAATGCCAAATGGACATTTGGTGATTCAGATGAATATTTTTACAAAGAATCCAAAATAGAAGACAAATAAACCTTGACAATTAGACTGAAATCGAATACAATATAATTTAAATAAAAGGAGATAAAATGGCAAGAACATATGGCCCAGAAGAACAAGCCAAACTGAAAAAAATAGTGGATGAAGGCGTGAATGTGCTTTCAGAAATTGAAGATTTAAGCACAGGTTTGAAAGAAACTATCAAAGCAGTGGCAGAAGAATTAGAAATCAAACCAGCCATCATCAATAGAGCAATCAAGATTGCACAAAAAGGTGATTGGACCAAAGTTGCTGAAGAATTTGATAATTTAGAAAACTTGGTGATTGCAGTAGGCAAAGACAAGTAAAGGCACAATGATTAGATGGGTCGCGGCAGGCTTTGGGATCACAGCAGCCACTATGCACGCTACGGCCATCATCAGCATTCAGTGGATTGCTTGGATAATTTGTTTAGCGTCCATCAGTTTGTGGTACTATATTGCCATTTTGGACAAAGATAGAGCCAGGCAAACTCAACAGATATATTTCATGTTTATTGCTTTGATTGCAGTGTACAACTGGGTCAAACACGTTTGGTAATCTTATGAAGTACATCATTGACATCGATAACACAATCTGCTATACTAAAGACAGCGATTATAACAACAGTACACCTGATATGTCACGCATCGCTCAGATCAATCAGTTGTATGATGATGGACACGAAATACATTATTATACAGCCAGAGGAGGTAACTCTGGTTTGGATTGGAGTGAATTGACTCAACAGCAACTATCCCAATGGGGCTGTCGTTTTCATTCACTCAAATTGGGCAAAGTGGTATATGATGTATGGGTGGATGACAGAGCAGTGAACGCAAAGGATTTTTTTAAATGAGAATAGACTATGATCTTCATCTTGATTACGCAGACGTATTATTAAAACCCAAACGATCCACACTGAGTTCCAGACGTGATGTGGACATGATTAGAGACTTTAACTTCCGCAACAGCAAACAACAAATTTCATTTGTGCCCATAGTGGCCAGCAACATGGATGGCGTGGGCACATTCAGCATGGCCAGAGTGTTGCAGGAATACAAACTGCTGACTGTGTTGAGAAAACACTACACCATTGAAGATTGGGACAGAGCAATGGGCACTGGATTAAAATTACAATATGTGAGTGCCTGCACAGGCACTGGAGCCATATGGGACAACGATTCTGCAGACTATCAGACCTTAAAAAAGGTCATGGCCAAGTATCCTGACGTGAACATGATCACTATTGATGTGGCCAACGCATATCATGAACAATTTGTGGACTTTGTACAAAGAATTAGATCAGAATTTCCCGACAAGACCATCATAGCAGGCAATGTGGTATCACCAGAGATGGTGGAAGAATTAATCATCAACGGAGCAGATGTGGTGAAGATAGGCATAGGTCCAGGATCAGTGTGCACCACAAGAACACAGACAGGAGTGGGAGTGCCACAATTTTCAGCAGTGATAGAATGCGCAGATGCTGCCAACGGAGTGGGTGGGCACATCATAGCAGATGGAGGCTGCACTGAACCCGGAGACATTGCCAAAGCATTGGGAGCAGGTGCACACATGGTGATGCTGGGAGGCATGCTGGCAGCACATGATGAATCAGAATTAGAATTAAGAGATGGCAAGCGAGTGTTCTATGGCATGAGTTCCGAGTCAGCATTTGAAAAACACGGAGCAAGAAAAGATGGCTACAGAGGCACAGAAGGCAAAACAGTATTGTTGCACAACAGAGGACCTGTGAAAGACACAGTGGAACAGATATTGGGTGGTGTGAGAAGCACTTGCACTTATATTGGAGCAAGACGCATCAAAGATATGCCCAAGTGTGCTCACTTTGTGAGAGTCAACAATGTGATCAATAGAGTTTATGACAAAAATGAAACCAAATAACACAGGTAAAATTCTCAAATGGATTGCCACAGCTATTTTGATAGTGGGCACATTTGTGAATGCAGGCTTTCCTCAACTATATCCTATAGGACCATTATTATTGGCAATGGGAGGTGTGGTTTGGTTGATTGTATCTTTGCTTTGGCGAGAACCGGCACTCATAGTGACAAATTTAGTATTGACAACTGTGGGTTTCGGAGGTATACTGTTGTATTATATTAGGTAAGGCATAATCGGCCATAAACGATTGTTTGGTATGTGTCAGCCCCAAATGACACGGATTGAAATATATGAGTTACATAGACGCATTCTTCGATAGAAATCACGATATCATTCGCGTGGTAGAGCGCAAAGAAGGCAAAAGAATTTACAAAGAATATCCCATAAGATACACTTTCTTTTATGAAGATGCCAATGGCAAATTTAGAAGTGTGTATGGCAATACTCTCAGCAGAATAGTCAGCAAAAATACCAAAGATTTTCACAAAGAACTGGCCATCAATAGAAACAAAAAATTATTTGAATCGGACATCAATCCCATATTTCAATGTCTCAGTGCCAATTATCTCAACCACGATGCTCCCAAACTGAATGTGGCATTTTTTGACATAGAAGCAGACTTTGATCCTGCAAAGGGATTTGCTGATCCATCAGACCCCTTCATGCCAGTCACTGCAATCACTGTGTATCTACAATGGATTGACAGCATGGTTACTTTTGCACTGATTCCCAAAACATTGAACATGGAACAAGCTAGTGAACAAACCAAAGACATCAAGAATTTATATTTGTACGAACGAGAAGCAGACATGCTGCAGGCATTTTTGGACATCATAGAAGATGTGGATGTGTTGAGTGGTTGGAACTCAGAAGGTTATGATATTCCTTATCTTGTCAATAGAGTCAGCAAAGTATTGAGTAAAGATGACACAAGACGTTTTTGTTTATGGTCACAGATGCCCAAGAAAAGAACATTTGAGAAGTATGGCAGAGAACAGGAAACTTATGATTTAATAGGCAGAGTACACATAGACAGTTTAGAACTGTATAGAAAATATACCTATGAAGAACGCCACACATACAGATTGGATGCCATAGGTGAAATGGAGTTGGGAGAGAAGAAAACAGTTTATGAAGGCACCTTGGATCAATTGTACAACAGTGATTTTAAAACTTTTGTGGAATACAATAGACAAGATGTGCAACTGTTGAACAACTTGGATAAGAAATTAAAATTTTTAGACCTCAGCAATGAACTGGCACACGCCAACACAGTGTTGATGCAAACCACCATGGGAGCAGTGGCCGTGACCGAACAAGCCATTATCAATGAAGCACACAAAAGAGGATTACAAGTGCCCAATAGACCACACAGATCCGATGAAGAAAACACCACAGCAGCAGGAGCTTATGTGGCATTTCCCAAAAAAGGACTGCATGATTGGATAGGATCCATGGACTTAAATTCACTGTATCCTAGTGTGATCAGAGCACTCAACATGGCTCCTGAATGTGTGGTAGGACAATTGAGACCCACCTACACTGAAGCCTTTCTACAGGATCAGATTAATCTGCAAGGCAAATCATTCGCGGCAGCATGGGAGAACAAGTTTGGTAGTTTGGAGTATGAATATGTGATGACACAAAGACGAGATCAACCCATCACCATTGATTGGGAAGATGGCAGAACAGAAATTAAAAGCGGAGCAGAAATTTACAAGTTCATATTTGAAAGTAGAAATCCCATCATGATCAGTGCCAATGGCACCATGTTCACCACAGAGTTTGAAGGAGTTATACCTGGTTTGTTAAAAACATGGTATCAGGAACGAACTGAAATGCAAAACATGAAAAAGAAAGCACAACACGCCAACAATGAAGCAGAAATTGAGTTTTGGGACAAGCGACAATTGGTCAAAAAAATTAATTTA